AAGCGGTACTTCTTCCACAATGAAAAACTGGGCTTTGTTGAGATGCACCGAAGGCCAACAACGTGCAGGGTGGGGCGGAACTGGCTATCAAGGCAACGGATCGGGCACTGCGGCGCAAACTGGCACCATCGAATTAACTCAGACCGGGCGTAATGTTGATGTTGTGATCTGCGACACTGGACTGCCAACACAGGCACATCCAGAATTTGCAGTTAATGCGGACGGTACGGGAGGATCAAGAGTTGTTAACTACAATTGGTTTCAACACAATCCAGAAGTCACTGGCGGTGCGGTGGGCACCTACAATCTAGGACTAATTGATCCGCACGGCATGCATGTGGCAGGCACCGTGGCAGGCAACACACAAGGATGGGCACGTGACTCCACAATCTATAGTTTATACTATGATACTGGCAACACCGGTAATTTTAGTTTGGTATTTGATTATGTACGAGCTTTTCATAGAAACAAAACAGTTAATGTTGCAACTGGTAGAAAGAATCCCACAATTGTAAACAACAGTTGGGGTATGAGTGTGTTTCCTAGTGAATGGTCGTTAACTGATATTACTGCGGTGACTTACAGAGGAACTAGATATACTCCAGGCGGTGCTACTACTTTCCTTGGAACTAGCGGTGTATGCACCAGTTCGACTAGGTTGGCAAATTTATTAGGATTAGAAAATTTTGGTAATAGAATAACCACTGCAGGACCAGTTGGTGCCACAGGTGGCACTATCAGTACAAAACCCGCTGCATGGACTCTAGAATCAAATCAGTCGGCGTATCTTTTAGGAACATCGCCACCAGACGCAACTTATGTAATAACATTAACTACCACAGGTAATAACACCACAATAAGAGTTAAAAATGATGTTGCCTCAGGTGGCCAAACTGGGCAGACCAGTTTGTCTATGAGCATACAGATTGTTAGACAAAGCGATAACTCTGTGATAACATCATTTAGTCAAGGACCGTTTACATCAATCGAAGGCGGTGAGGTCAGTGCTGTCATCGATGAAAATGTAATACTGCCAACTACTGGCACGTATACTATTACCTATACAACAGCATTAGACGTTAGTCAAGCTAATAATTCATTAACAGCATTTGCCATGCTGTGTACAATCACACAAACACCAAGTGGCAGCGAAACTGCTACAGTTAGCAGTATTACACCCAGCTTGCTAGGAGCAGCAAGTCTAACAGCATCAACCTCTCCCACAGTGGGAAACAACGACGACGGCTATTGGACATTGGCATTACCTTTTAACATTACCTATCTAGGAACTACATACAGTACACTATATCCTAGTACAAACTTTTATCTAACATTTGGCAATGGTTCAACGGTATGGAGTGGGGTTAGCATTACCAATCCTGCACTACCTAAGATAATGTGGTGCGCACAAGACAATTCAGTACAAAGAATTTACTACGGCACCGAAGGTGTTGCACCAAATAGAACATTTAGAGTAAGACAAGAAGGAACATCAACTACCGGCGGAACTGTAGGCAGTCCCTCAATGGTATGCGAGTGGACATTTTACGAAAATGCTCCTAGTCGAATAGATCTACAAGTTGGGGTTAACAGCGCCAAAACAACTGGCGGTGGTTTTACTACTCAACAACTTAACGATTGGGGATTTATCAGTGGACAACGTATTCCTTTAAGGGTTCCTGCCTGCGATGATGATATCGAAGATCTCTACGACGAAGGCATTGTTATGGTAGGCGCTGCAGGGAACGGTCGATGGAAACATGATGTACCAGGCGGAGTTGATTGGAACAACACATTTGAAATGGCTGTTAGATATCCTGCTAGCGTTTTGCAACCCTACTATACTCATCGAGGAACAAGCCCTACCGCCAATGACACATTAGCCTACGGTACACACGACCTACCAGCAATATGCGTGGGCTCAGTTGACACTATTCAAATTGATCAAAAGGTATTATATAGTGACTGCGGTGCAGGAGTTGATCTATTTGCCCCAGGTACATATATTGTCAGCGCATTGCCTAGTGGTACTGCTGATCCCAGAAATGCCAGCTATTTTATTGGCAAGTATAGTGGAACCAGTATGGCAAGCCCGCAGGTATGCGGTGTATTAGCCTGTGCGTTAGAAGTGTATCCGGATATGAATCAAGAGCGGGCCAAAGCCTATATAACAGCTATTGCCAAGGCAGGACAAATTACAGCAACATCAGGCGGCCCTACAGACGGGCAAGATTTACAAGGTACGCCTAATTTATATTTGTTTTACAAAAAAGAACGGGAAACTAGTGGCAACGTATTTCCAAAAATCAATTATAAACCAAGACCCACAACAGGATCCGTTTATCCTAGACCTAGAATTAAAAGAACATTATAACGGGTAAATATACTAAAGAGAGCGGAATATGACAATACAACCAATCAATATCGGCAATGCAGTCAACGACGGACTAGGTGATGATCTTAGATCAGCCTTTCAAAAGGTAAATGCCAACTTTGCAGATCTAGCTGCCAGCATTACTGTGACCGCTAGTAATTTAGGCGGTGGTAGCGGAGTATTTAAAAATAAGGTCGGAGTTGATCTACAGTTTAAATCTCTAGTCGCTGGTACTAAAATGTTCATCAATGAACTAACCAACACTATTGTAATTAACAATCAACAGCCCGACGGCTTTGCTAGAATTGACACAGACCTTGGCATTGTTGAAGCTAGCAGTCATCTTAATATAACCCTTGAAGGTGGAGACAATGTCAACGTTTCTGCTGTTGGTTCTGTGATTACAGTAGACACCAATTTAGATCTAAATCAAATTATTGCAGGCTTTGACTTTGGAGTGTTGGGCAACAATTTTCAATTCTCCCCTCAGCTGGCCCTAGCAGCAGCTAATGTAGATTTTGGTACGATTACTAATCCAGGGACCATTAATTTAGACCTTGGTGCATTTTAAGGATATAGATTTGTGGCTATAACTTGGATCACTCCTGCAGGTAGCTTGGGAATACTAGTAGAAAGAAATACTTTAGAAATTCCCGTTCTTGCAACTTCAAACTCTGGATCTATTACCTACAGCGTAATAGCCGGACGTCTACCACGAGGACTGAGATTATCTAACAATGTGATTAACGGCAGTCCTGTAGAAGTGAGACGATTTACAGAATATCGATTTGTCATACGTGCCAACGACGGAATAGATTTAGAAGATCGTACTTTTGGCCTGTCGGTTGACGGTAGCGATTTGCCCTATTGGTTGACTCAAGAGGGATTTTTAAAAGTAGGAGAAAATAATGCTTACTTTGTGTTGGACAATGCCTATGTAGAATTTCAACTGGAAGCCGATGACACTGACATCAATGCCGGAGACTCACTGGAATACTACCTAGTACCAGTTGGGGGGGAACTACCGCCGGGATTGTCATTAAGCAAAACCGGCGTAATATCTGGATTTACTGACCCAGTATTTGCTGTTGACTATTCAGAAACTCAAACCGGATCATACGATACTGCGGCCTTTGACATCCTGCCATTGGACAAGCCTGAAGCAAGATCCAACGGCTTTGACAGCTTTCTCTATGATAATGTGACCTTTGACTACAACGAACCCAGTCGTGCTCCAAGACGCCTAAGTAGATTTTATACGTTTATTGTTGCTGTTAGTGATGGCGTTAATGAGGTGCGCAGAGTATTTAGAATATATGTGGTCACCGAAGAATTCCTACAAGCTGACAACACCATAGTTCAAGTTGATACCAATCTGTTCCAGGCAGATGCCACAGGTGATCGTGTTCCGCTGTGGATTACAGAAAGCAATTTGGGTAGATTTAGAGCAGACAACTATGTCACTATATATCTAGATGTTTACGATCCAGTTTCATTGTCGGGCACGATCACTTACTTTCTGTTAGCCACTAACCCCGACGGGTCACCTAGTGTTATTCCTCCAGGATTAATTCTAGATACTATAACTGGAGAACTGGCTGGCAGGGTTCCTTATCAGGCCGCTATAACTAAGACCTATCAGTTTACCATGCAGGCTGTGAATTTTCCTACATCACTGGCCGATATTAATTATACGTTGGTAGGTGATTGGAGTTCCACTAGAATTTATTTTGAAAACCAAGCTGTTAGATACTTAGGCTTTGTCTATATCTGTTTACAGGAACACAGAAACGTGGTTCCAGTAGACGGACCTTATTGGAATTTAGGGGTTGCAACCTCTGAAAAAACATTTACTGTAGATATTATTGGAGAAATAGAAAGTGCTATTCAATGGATTAGTTCTAATGATCTAGGTTCTATAAAACCTAATCAACCAAGCACAATAAATGTGCAGGCAGAAAGCCTGCTATACGGAAACAAAGTGATATACGAATTACAATCAGGTCTGCTACCTCCGGGGTTGAGTTTGCTTTCTACAGGTATCATTCAAGGCAAGGTAAAACAATTTGCCGATAGTCAAGGTCCAGGACTAACTAGATTCTTTGACAGAGATTCATCTCTGGTAGACTCAACTGGTACTATAACATTTAATACCACGTTTGATAACAATACTACTAGTTTTGGTAAACAATTTACATTTAAAATAAAAGCCAGAGATACTGCGAAATTTGCAGAAACTATCAAAGAATTTTTTATTAATGTTATTTCAAGTACAGAAAAAACCTTTGCAAATTTATATCTAAAAGCATTCCAGACCAAAGACAAAAGATTAAATTGGTATAATTTCATTACCGATTCTAACATTTTTAGAGCAACTGATATCTATAGATACGGCGATTCGAACTTTGGAATTCAAACTGAATTAAGAGTGTTGGTATTTGCCGGTATCGAAAGTGTTGGTGCAGTAAGCTATGTTCAGGCCATGAGTCAGAACCACTATAGAAAGAATTTAAAATTTGGAAATGTTAAATACGCAGTGGCTAAGGATCTGCTAACTCAAGACCCTTTATATGAAGTAATATATGTAGATGTTGTTGACGAATTTGAAAAAAACGGTAATAGTATCAGTGGTACTGTAAATTTATCTAATAACATTAACAGCAAGATTTTGGTTAGTTATGATGCTATTAAAGTAGACAGCAATATTCCATTTGCCAGTGATAGTGACCACCAGCGCATATTTCCTAACAGTATCAAGAACATGCGTAGAAGAATTCGAGGAGTAGGCGAAAGAGATCGAGAATTTTTGCCTTTGTGGATGCGTAGTATCCAAACAGATAGCTTTGTAGAAACAGGTTATGTGAAAGCCTTGATACTGTGCTATCTACAACCAGGGCAGTCCGAAAGAGTGATTTCTAGAATAAAATCCAGTGGATTTGACTTTAAATCAATCGATTTTACTGCCGATCGATATGTGATAGATATTTTAGACGGAGAAATAGAGGATAAATACCTTGCATTCCCGCAACGTGGAGAAAAATTACCGTGACGAGCAATATTAACTATTTGGGCATAAATGAAAACTTTCCTGTAGCAGGAGAGGACAACGACACGCAGGTGTTTAGAGATAACTTTGATACTATCAAAACCAGTCTTAACACAGCTAAAACTGAGATTACTGATCTACAGACCAATGTAGCAAGAACTGACACTGATACCGATTTCAATCGAAAATTGATTAGCAATGCAGTTATGTTAAACAATTACAATAAGAAGTTTGATGGTGGTGTAATTACTGCGCCGTTGACTGTGGATTATGAAAATGGCAACTATCAAATTTTTAGATTTGGTGTTAGTACTACAGTAGAATTTTTAAATTTCCCAAACGACGAATCTAGCCCATCTGGGCTTGGCAAGGTCACATTAGAATTGTACGGTGACGGAACTGCTAGAACATTGACTTTTAGTACCAGTGGCGGAACTGTTGTTAAAAAGAATGCTACATTTCCTAGTCCGTTTACATTAACATCAGCAGAAGCTGCTGCTGGCAGTGGTAATCCTGTTATTATTGAAGTTTGGAAACACAAAACGGATAGAATCTTTTTACACTACCTGGGGCAATTCAGTTAATAATGCTACATCCATTATCTGTTGACCTTTCGGCGTTAAAAGACTCCGAGGTTGAAGAAAAATTACAAGAATTAACAAGAAAATATTTTGCTGCTCAGCGTTTAGGTAAACCTGAGCTCTTGACACAGATCTCAACTTTTGTTACAATATATAAACAAGAGTTATCAAGAAGGTATTTAGAAAAAACTAATCCCGAACTTGATGGAGATTTGGATCAATTAATTAATGTTAACAAATAATACCAATGAAAATTTAATCGAAGGAGTACTTAGACACGGTCCGGATATCCTGGCTCATTGTCAAACTTCTGCCGATATTCAGCAGTATCTAGATAGAATAGCATTTGAACATCTAAGCTATCCAACACCCCCAACTGACATTGATCCTAAACATTGGTTTATACCGGAAGAGTACAGAACCATGGATATCTTAGATTGGTTATATCATCGATGTCCTACTCCTGAAATTCGTGAACGGGTAGTTGAGGAACTTAGGTTATTTGCCAAACACGACATGATTCCCATGTTAAAAACCATGAAATATGTTGTAGATACTCTTAGAGCTAATAATGTAGTTTGGGGAGTAGGGCGTGGATCTAGCGTGGCCAGTTATGTGCTTCACATTATTGGGGTTCACAAGATTGACAGCATTAAATACAATATACCAATAGAAGAATTCTTTAAGGAGATATAACATGGGTAGAGTCTACACAAGTATGCAAGGTAAACAAATCGATATGGAAAAACTACAACTTAGAAATGAGTTGTCGCCTGCCGTCGGAAACATGAAAGTAAATGCCAGAGGTGATGAGTTGGGTGCTGGTGGTAAAATTGTTCGTACACGAGAACAGATCTTACAAGATTATTATAAAAATAATCCAAGAGCAATTGCCGATGAGGTTGTAGGTTCACGTGCAGGTGGAAAGAAATAATAATGGCTACAAACTTTGATGTTAAACATGTTAAGATACGAGCCCTTCATGATTGGGTTATTGTTTCAGACATGGACTTTGGCGAAATTACTACCGCGGCTGGATTAGTTATTCGAAGTGATAATGGTAAAACACATGGCATTAAACCTCGGTGGGGTAAGGTTTACTGTATAGGGCCTGAACAAAAAGATGTCAAAGTAGGTGATTGGATTTTAATTGAACATGGTCGATGGACTAGAGCCATGCACATTAACGACGGCGAACAAGAAGTCAAAATTCATCGAGTTGATGCTAACTGTATCATAGGCATATCTGATACACCGCCTACATCGGAAGAATGGTACGTTGCCGATTCAATGTAATATATGCACATGAAGAAAAAGTCATGGAGCGTGGAGGAAATTGCCACGCAAATCCATGCCATTGCTAGGGAATGTTCTAGTCCCTACAATGAAGGGTTCACTGCATTTGAACTCAAAAAAGATCTCTATCAAATTAAAGAAATCTTAGAAACAGCCATTAAACAAAGTCCCACCTTTTATGGCGAACAAGAGTGGTTGACAGAACAAGAAAAAAAGCGTATTATTAAGATATTAAAGTCTTAAGGAGATACTGTGACTAATCCATTTCGTGATCAAGAAAAGTTCATGCGGGCCTGCGACCAAAGTGTTGGCAAATTTGACGAACTACAATTTGCATTGTATACTAATCTTATTACTGAAGAGCATCAAGAATTTCTAGAGGCCACACTAGCAGAAGATCCGATAGAACAATTAGATGCACTTATTGACATACTAGTAGTCACCATTGGTGCTATTCACAGCATGGGTGCAGATGCAGAAGGTGCATGGAAAGAAGTAATGATGACTAACTTTGCCAAGATTGATTCGGAGACCGGTAAGGTTCGCAAGCGTGAAGATGGCAAAGTACTAAAGCCAATCGGTTGGGAGTCGCCTGCATTAGGACAGTTTGTATTTAAAAAGGCAAAAGAATGAAAGAACTATGGGTAGAAAAATACCGTCCTAAAACTATTGACGGCTTTGTGTGGCGAGACGAGGCTCAACGTAAACAGGTAATGACCTGGATCAAAGATAAAAGTGTTCCACATCTATTGTTAAGTGGACCACCCGGTATCGGAAAGACCACTATGGCCAAGATGCTG